GTTTGTGGTGTTTTGTGCGGCACCAGTCTTGGCATTGCGATAGATCGTACGGACTACTTCACGGTTGATTTCAGCAAGGATCTCAGAACTTAGAATGTTAGCAAGTTCTGTCTCAGCATCTAGACCATGAATGGCCTTGAGGTCCTGAGCAAGTTCCATTGTGTATTCAGCTTTAAGAGCACGTGACTTTGCAGTTACGGTTGCTTTCTCAATGCTGAATGCCATCTCGGCGAAGGCATTAGAAGCACTGTCGCCTAGGGCTTCAGCAGTTGCTGTTGACATACCTGTACCGGTACCGAAGTTAGTTGTTGTTAGAGCCTTGAGTACGTCTGTGCCCGTATGAGTACCTGTACCGGAGAATGCGGTATCGGCCTCATTGAATAGAGCTTCAGTGCCGGACTGTGAGGTGTAACGAGCCTTCATTGCGAAGATAAGACCTGTGGGGCCTGTCATTGGCTGAACGCCAGCGATATCATAAGCAATTAGAGAAGGCATTGCACGGCGAACGAGCGAAATTAGGATTGGATCCCAATTTGCAACGGCCGAACCTGTTGAGTTGGTTGGAGCTGTCTCTGCAAGAAAAGCTGCGTCTTCTCGCATTGCACGCTCTTGGTTTTCCAGGATTACTGTAGTGACTGCCCGACGATAGCTATCTTTGATCTCGGGAAGATCAGGATGGCCTAGTACTGGCTGCCACTTCTCCTGTAGTTGTTCCGTTTGAAACATTTTTTATTTCTCCCTTTTTGGTGTGTAAAATTATGCTTCCGCTTTTCCACGGAGGTGTGATCGTGAAATAGCGGACATATAAACAGCCATTGCGTCGGAAATTTCTACATCATTTCCTTCTGTGACTGGCGCTGCCGTATCATCACTTGTTTTTGCTTTAGCCTTAGGAAAGTATGACTCTTTGATTGTGGTAACTTTCTCACGAAAGTCTTCCTCGTTCTCATAGACAACGCTTTCAGTTAGACCGGCAAATTTTTCTACTTCTGTATCAGCTAGATCAGAAGCAACGTCGAGTAGAATGTCAGTACGTTTAAGTTCGTCATTGACTTTTGTGAGCTCAACGTTCTGCTCTAGAGCTTCGTTCAACTTGCCTTCAAGTTCAGCAACCTTCTCGGCGGCTGCATCAAGCATATCAAACTGCTCATCAGGAACAGAAATGTTGTTTTCTTCAAATAGACCTTTAAGACCTTTGATGAAGCCTTCTGCGATTTCTGATTTAAGCTTGTGCTCAACAGCAACCTCATTCTTCTTCATCCATTCTTCTACGACATAGTTGAGATAGTCATCGACTTTCTCAGCCATTTCTTCTTGTGCTTCTTCGATTTCAGTTGCAAGTTTCGTTGCATACTTTTCTTCTAGATGAGTTAGTTCTTCTTTGAGTTTCATACGAATAGCTGCTTCAAAAATTGTAGCGGCCTTTTTCTTAAACTCTTCCGAAAGCTCGTCGCCTTCAGTCAAAGCATTAACGTCATCAGAAAGATCCATAGCTGAAACACGATCCTCAATCGACTCTTCCTCTACCACTTCTGCTTCTGGCTCTTCAGCTTCAGCAACAACTTCTACTTCTTCATCTTCCTCGACTTCTTCCATCTTTGCTGATGCATCAGATGGCTTTGTCTTTGGAGGAGATGCTTTAGCAACTTTCTTGCTGGCCTCTTTACCAGGATCAGTAGTAGCATCGGGAGACACAACAGCAGCGCCCATGTCCTGCACTTCGCCTTCTAGCCTACCGCCTTTCTCAGCTGGTGCAGCACCTTTCTTGGGGGCATCTGCAGCTACTTCGTCTAGTTGCACTTCGTCAACGAATGTCTCGTCAGCGATTTGCTCTAGCTCTGTGTTGATATCTGTCATTGTTGGATAACTCCCTGTTATTTCGTAATATTAGTTATTTATCATATTTAAATTTTAGACAAGAAATCTTTAAAAACTTTGACCTGATTTTCAATCATAGCCTCTCTTTTTGCGTATTTCCGATCTAATTCTTTACGATATGACTCAATATCCATTTCTTTGATAATGCCATTGTCCCAGACCCACTCTTTACCTTCCATAACACCTTCTACGAAAGCGTTAGGAGCTGAAGGATCTGCAACGATATCGGCCGCAGTAGCAAGATAAAAATCATCTTTGACTACCTGCATACCACTTTTAGGTTCTAACGAACCCATACCTCTTGATGACACACCAAGCTTGGCACCCTCATCAATAAGATTCTTTACAATTTTCCCGTAAGGTGTATCCATAATTTTTGCTTCACCGATAAAATTATTACCATCTGGATAAAGCTTTGTAATTAGATGTGATACTCTTTCGAGATTTACTGTTGGACCATCTGGATGACCCAATTCACCAAAGGCTCTTTTTTGATTTACATATTCTTTATTGTAACGATTTACTTCTTTTTCCAAAACAGACTTAGGATACATACGCCCATTGCGATTTTTCATCTCTGCCTGCATGAACACACCTTTGATGTGATAATTCTTAGAGCCACTTTTTGAATCTTCAATCAGATACTCTACATTATCAACGTGTTCAGATATTAGTTTCATTACTCTTCCTCTGTTTCAGGTTCTTCTACAGGAGTATCAAATGCTGTACGAGCAACGTCTAACTTTGCGTTGGCCCAAGCATCATCTCGTTTTGCTTGCATGACTGCATCAAATGCGTCATTAGCTTTATTTAAATCACCTGTTGCAACAGCAGTAACAATATCTCTAGTTGTTGCCATAATAACTCTCCTTTATAGTTTATCTAATATTTATAAATAAATGAACTTTAGAAATTATTTTTCTTCTTCGTCATCCTCGTAGTCCATTTCATCATCTTCATAATCTGGTTCCTGTGAATTACCAGGATCACCAAATCCACCATCCGGACCACCCATGTTCATACCAGCTTCTTGGTCAACCTCGCCAGCAGCCTTTTCTTGTTCAATCTGTTTATCAATAGTATCAATCTCATCTTGAGTTTGTTTTAGAATATTTTTTCGTACCCATTCTACCGAGAAATAAGTACCAACATACTCTGTGATTGTGTTCAATTGATTAATTCTTGAATCTAAAAGTTCTGCATCTTTGAGTTCAAAGAAATGATTATCATCGTTAAAATCATAAATGATATTTTCTTTGATTTCGTCCCAATCTTCTGGTGTAATAATACCCTTTAATACACATTGAGTTTTGAGAATATCTTGAAAAAGAATAGAAAATCTTTTTCGTAGACGTTGAATAAACTTGGTAAATTTAATTTCATCTCGTGTAATTTCTGCGGATCGACCCATATTAAATCCTGAGTCGGACATTAAACGAGAGATTGGAATGTTTAAAGATCGATAAAGTTTTTCTTGAAAATACTTTACGTCTTCCATTTCACCAAGGTTCTGACCACCTGGAAGAGTTGTGATTTCTGTACCACGTCCTCCTTCTCGTCTTGGTAGCCAAAAATCTTCTAGCATTGACATTTGGTTACGGTCGTCTTTTACTTCTCCCGTAGAACCATCATACACAACCTTATTGCGATAACGACTCATCACATCTTTGAGATAAGCCTCTGCCTTTGGTTTTGGTAGATTGCCAACATCAATGTAAAAAATACGTCTTTCTGGAGCTCGACTGATGCGATAGATGACTGTAGCATCTTCCATCATTCGAAGTTGATTTACAGGTTTAATTGCTTTATGTAAGTAACCATAAACCTGTTTTGTTGTGGGATTAAAAATACCCGATGTAGCATAACTGATACTGTCCGGAGAAACTTTAAGTCCTTGAGAACTTTTTTGTCCAGAGTTACCAATACTTGTAACACCAGGATATACACCTGCCTCGTTATAAATAAAAAATTCTTGTACTTGTTTTACAAGAGAAACACCATCAGCTTTTTCTCCACGATCTTTTTCTACTAAACGAACTTTTTTAATAAACTTTGGATCGATGTAGCGAAGTTCTGTAATACCTTTTCTTGATTGTCTTTCGTCAATCATTTTGTGGTAAAACAAACGACCGTCAATATACCATCGTCGAAAAATATCGTGACCACGATGTTTCCATTCTAACAATCGTAGAACTTCATCAAACTCTGATAGGATTTTCTTTTTGATTGGTGAAGAAAGATTCACCATGTCGAGATCAAGTTTTACGGAACAGTCTGTTTCATCTGCCGTAACTGCTTCATTGACAATATCTTCAATTGCTTGATCGCACTCTGGAGACTCTGCCGTTGTACGATACTTACGAATAAGGTCCCAATCGTTTTTTGCTGCCTTGTCTAAATTGACATACTGACTAAAAAAGCCAGCACCACCAGCAATGTCTAGTGTACCTTCTTCGTCGGAAGGGGCGACAAAGGACTGAGCCTTTGCCGCCTCTTTCTTCCTCTTTATTTCATATCCAAATAATTCTGCCATATAACTATTTATACAAATAGAATGGCATTATATTTAGACTGTGCCACCGCCTCCAGATGAAGTCATGTAGTTGAATCGCCATGTAACACCAAACTCCTCAATAGCATCGTTTGTGTCATATGCCAAATCAATTGCATCAACTGTCTGAGGCCAAATTTGGAATAAAGTATATGTGTTGATTGTACCTTCGTTACGATCTAATTGACGCACAATAGCTTCACCATAATAGGCTTCTGGTGATGTTGCACCAGTAGTATCAGAACCCATGTTCTGAATTAGGTTAGACCATTGCTCAAGTTGAGCACGAAGTGTCCATGCAGCATCAGAGAATACTGTTACAGTCCACGCATCAAATGTGCGATCACCTGCAACGTAAATCTGACGACCACGATAAGGAACAGCTACTTCACCAATTGTTTGTGCTGGAATCTGAGCTCCTTTGCAAAGGAAAGAGAATAATTCTGCACCTACAAAAGGACCACCGACAATACTTACTTCAAATTGATTAGCACGAGCACCACCACCGGCGAGTTTTTGAACAAACGTATTTAAATTAGCCATTATTCAATACCCCCTTAACCTGCTCGACCAACTACTTCAGCGAAATCAACACCAGTTCGTGTTGCGATGAAGGTTAGTGTAATGAAGTTAATTGATCTTGCTGGTTTGATGTAGAAATCAGCACGGAACTCATTGTTGTCAATGACTTGACCTGTATTGTTTGTTTCGTCACAAACAACGAGGTAATCAATGATACCGCGGCGAGACTGAACATCACGCAGATAAGGATCAACCATTGCTTTGAAGCTATCACGAGTAAACTGATCGTTGAACTCAAAGAGAACAGATCGAGCAGCAACTTTGATTGCTTCTTCGATTGTAAGGAACAATCGACGAACGTTAATACGACTAAATGCACTGTTACGAGATAGTCCAGTCTTATCACCGAAGAGCATTGTACCCTCTCCTGGGAAAGCTGTTACTGGATTAATTCGTGCACGATAAAGTGTATCACGTTCTGTCTGTGTTGGATTGAGAGCTAGTGCAATTGAACCTCGAATCTGTCCACGAGTAACACCAGCTGGCGACCACCATGGATCTTCTAGATAATCAGTTCTAGCACAAGTGCCTGCAATGTGTCCATTTAATGGCACCCAACGATATACATCATTGTATTTGTCATACTGTTTGGTATAACCAGAATCAAATACTGTGTATGAAGAACTTCCAATTGAATCAAAGAAAGCTTTAACGTTAGAAGTTTGTGCAT